CGGCTAATTCTTTTCCTTGTATAACTTCTATTTTTGCTTTCATTTAATCTCACTCATATAAACTTGATAAAATTTACCCCATTTATTAATCTTTTTAATTAGGTACTCATCATTCCCATCTACAATTTTGTCATTGAGCAAAATATTTTCATCCACTAAACAAAACATAGTATGGGTAATTTTAGTCTGAAAATATATATTTTGAAAAGCCATAGTATCACTGGGATTGACCGGAGCTATGGCACACCGTAAATTAGTATCTTTATCTTCCCAGGCTTCGACTGCTGATCCTGTTCCTGATTTTTTTCTTTGTCTGATTACTGTCTTATTCAAAAAACTTTCAATCATTTATATCACCAGTTTTTTGTATGGATCCAAAATGGCCTTAATATCAACAGGAATATCTTTGGTATCAAAATAGGTTACGCTATATGGTCCCAAGCCTTCCGATTTTACATTAGAATTCTTTTCATATCCTGACTTAACCAGCTTTAAACAGGCCTGTTCTAAATCATCTGGAATCGTTTCATAACCAGCATAATAAGTTATCCGAATATTGCCATAACCTTTTGTAAGCCCACCAGGAATATAGAGATGGTCTAAAAATACCTCATAATCGTCTTCATCAGTTTTACTGTCATTAATCCACAATTCCCTAAAACGTGAAATGATTACATTGTTATCTTCTGTATCATCAGTAATTGAATCAGTAAAAGTCAAAGTATTAGCAATAACACCATCAGTAGCAATAGTTAATAGTCCACTATTCTTATTAGAATTTTGTACTAATACCTTATCTCCTGCCTTAAATCCATCATCAGAAAAACTACCTCCATCACTTCTGGTTACAGTCTTAGCTATACTATCCCAAGCCAATCCATCTAAATTGACTGCTAATACTGGATACTGTTTAAAATATAATATTTCTTGCCTTTTCCCATCATGCCTTTCTTTCACATGCAGTCTAATCTTAAATTTCCGATGACAGTAATTTTCTATAATATCAGAAGCTCGATTAATTATATTTTCAATATAAGCATCCCGAACACCACTATCAGAAGTAAGCCCTAATTCCTGTAAGGCATTCTCTAATGATGTTAAAGCATACTGATCAATAGCCATCTAATCACTTCCTCATTGTTTTATTTTTTCTCATCATCTTATCTTCCGGAGGTTTATTCAGATTTTTGACCTTGTTATTTTCACTTATAATCGGGATAATCTCTCCTAATCTTTTCCTGGTAATCCAGTTAGCCATCTCATTATTTACCGAATAATTTTTCCCCTTTGTATAAATTTTATTCTCCTTCTCATAAAAAAAGCTCCGGCCGATCAAAACACGCATTAAAATAGTCCCCTTTCTTCAGGGGAAGTCATAATTGACTTCCCCTTTATTATTTTAATTATGCATCAGAACCTCTATTACCAAAACGGCAATGCTCCATAACTAAAGTTATACTAGCTACCACTGCAGCAGTACCTTGTTTTGCTTCAATATTGATAAATCTTCTAGTGGGGGTATACTCATAGACTACATCACCAGCTGCAACAATTTGAGTGAAGCTATAATCAGTTTCGGTAAGACTTCCAGTAGAATCTCCACTTTCAATATCAATATCCAAAGTTCCATTAGCCGCTACAGTCCCAACACTAACACATACCAGTATTTTTCTAGGATAACCATAATCTGCTAAGTCAATTTCCCCAGCAGTATTATGAACTCCATTAGCTCGAGCATTTATTTCGCCGGTACTAATACTTTGCGCCCTGATAGCATCTAATATCGCAATATTTTCTGCTAAATCTCTCATTAATATCAACTCCTTTCTAAAATATTCCAAAGCAGGGGATTAATTTCCCCTGCTTAATTTCAAATTAACTTAATTTTGTAGTTAATCCTACAAATGGAGAAACTTCAGTAGATCCATCCTCAGCAGTAATACTTCCAGATAACCAGGGCTGACCATCAACATTACCGAACATTTTCAAGGCAGTTTTATTGTACAGGAAGTAGACATGTTTGGATTCATCGAAGGCTGGACCAAAACCATCTTTGATTAGATAGTATGCTGGGTCGATTAGAGAAATGTCTCCTTGTGTCCCAGCAGTAGGTACTCTGAAAGTCCATCTAATAGGATATCCAGCTAATCTATCAGGTATTTTCTTGGTTATATCACCCTGTATAAAAATGCTATTCCCTGCAGCATCCGCTAAACTCATTACATCACCTAACAGCGACCTGGATATAACCCAGATAGGATTACAACCAGGTAAAATCTGCTCTAGTATTCCCTGAATATCAGCAAAGACTACAGTCAATTTAGTGTTTCTTGTTACAGTAATATAAGCAGGAGAATTAATAATACCTAATGGCTGTCCTACTCCAGTTCCCCGTAAGAAATGATAATCCTCAAAAGCTACCTGAGCCCTACTATAAACTTGCTTTACATAAGCACCTAAAACACTGGCATTACGGATCAGCTTATCTGTTAATACAGCATAACCAGAATATTCTTGAGGTTCAAGTTTTACGAGGTCAAGTTTAAGTTCTTTATTTGTTTTTGATGCACCCTCAGCAGTCCAAACAAACCAAACTCCAGAGAAAAAGTCTTTTGAACTAGCTCCAGCTTGGTCTAATACTGGGATATCCACTGCGGTATCAGGATGTTCTCTACTCGAAGGTAATACAGTTGCTAGAGGTCTGATTATTCCCTCCTCAGAAGCTACCTGTTTTAATTCGGGAATGAATTCCTCAGGAACTAAGTATCCGCCTTCTGGATCACTTCCCATTGATAATACTTTTTCCCGATATTGAATCAGCTTAGCATCTTTCTGCATTACAGATTTCAAGAAATCCGAAAAAGTTGGAAATAATTTTTTCTCTAGTTCCTTCTTTTCTCCATCTTCATCTGTCGGTCTCTTAACTTCCAGTAATGGTGCAATAGCCTTATCAAATTCAGCTTTTACCAATGCACCTAATTCCTCTGTTGTCATTTTCACGATTAATCAACTCCTTTCTTTTGATTATGTTTCGCATTAAATTTTACTTTCCCAACCAGATAATTCAGACTTTCATTAATTACTTTAGAAATTATTTCATCATCTACTTCTACTTCATCTTCATCTATTATTTTGTCTTTTACATCATCATCTTTTATACTGTCATTTTCATCAATTACTTCAATTTCCTTTTCACTATCTTCATCATTATTGAGACTATCTTCTTCAGGTTCAGCAGAATCTAATACTTCTTGAATTAATTGCTGTGCATCTTTTAAATTTTGTTTATTTTTTCGATTTAAGACTGCTCCAAACTTTAATTCAAGCTCTTTTACTTTTTCCAGTAATTCTTTATTAAGTTTTACAATTTCATAGATTTCTTCAGCATTGTAAGATTTTCTTACATCTTCATCGGGGAATAACTTTTCCAATTCTTCAGATTCATAATCTCTCAATTCCGGAGGCTCTTTATCAAACTGCTTGTAGTGTTTAGCTAAGTGATTATAAACACCTTTTTTATCACTTTCCGGGATCGCCACTCCACCTCTGGCTCCCATCAAAGCAGCCATTGCTGCGGCAACACCTCTCCATACTACTGCATGTCCTTTAGCTTTATGATGGGGTAATTTATATGATTGCTTAATATCAGGATTTTCTGAATCATACCAGGCACACATAATTTTAAGATCTGAAACTTCTGCTTCTCTTACTTCCTTTGCTGCATCCCAGTCCTCATCTTCAGGTGCCTTTGGAGTTTCTTTAAACGGTATTACTCCTTTTTCTTTATAATCTTCTAAATCAATAGATTTACCATGCTCTTTTACCCACTTTTTAGCCTTTTCCATAGTCCAGCCTTTTGATTTATCAAAAATATATTTTTGAACTTTAGTTGATCCATTAGGATCAGATTTTAATTTCCCTATTACTGCTTGTATCCCTTCATTCTCCTTACCAATAGTAATAGTTCTGAATGATTCTTGGACAAAATCATCTTTATCTCTTACTGGAATATGAATATGAGTTTCAGTTTCCTCCGGCTTATTTACGACTTCTTTTCCATTTTCTATCTCAATAATTCCGGCTTCCTTTAATGGCTCAAGATTAATCCCTTTGTCTATCATATTGCTTAAGGCATGGGGATTAGCTGGTACGGAGCAGGCTGAAAATTCCAGCAATTCAACAGATTTAAACCGCCTTCCACCGCTTCTGATTTTATTCCCTTCCTCATCTTCGGCAATATCATCAGCATCGATATCTTCAGTTTTCAGGGGTATAAAACCGATACTCCAAGCTTTCATAAATTTATTTTTATACAGGTTGTAAACTGTATCGGCTATCGGATAAGTGCCTTCTTCCGGGAATATTACTTTTGCTTTAATACTTTCTTCTGTTTTTTCCAGCTTTTCAGCCTTGGCAATCGGCAGTCCCCGGTAATCATGGGCTAATAAGACTACAGGATTTTTCCTAAAATTAATCAGTTTCACCCCTTGAGGTTCGACAATATCTCCATCCCTATCCTTATCTCTGGTCGTGATAGTAACATTTAAGGCCCTCTCACCATCAACCTCTTTTGTTTCTGATTCAAAAGTTTTTCTAATTATCTTTTCCATAATAATTTAATCACCTCACTTTCTATTCTTTTTCTAAAACTGGTAATATAGTGCAACGACAATTAGGATGAGCCGGTGGGCAATCAAACCCACCACTAAAATTTTCATGTAAACCGATAGCACCATCATTGGCAATATCCAAACAAATTTCACAAGCATCTCCTGCTGGTAACCATTCTTTTTTCTCCACTACCCCACTCTGATCATAAGCCTGTAATGCACCCTGATTACTTGCTGTAATGGTTTCAGTTCGGGCAATCCTGACCGACCTATAACCCTTAGCTTCCTCATAGACACTGCTTATCCTACTGGCCAGTTTAGGAATACTTTCCCCAGCATCCACACCTTCAGCTAAAGTTCTTCTTAACTTATCCAGGGTAGTTTCGGGAATTTCTTTTATCAGCATTCCAACTTTTTTCTTAATCCAGCTAACCACTTTAGGATTACTTACATCGAAGCTTCCAGAAACACCTAATTCAGCATATACATTATTCCCGTTCATCATTACCATTTCGGTTATTCTAGGAATGGCTATCTTGGCATATTTTTCTATCTGCTCTTTACTTTTGGGAATTTTCAAAGCATCTTTAATATCCTTTTGTTGGATATCTTTCTTTTCCCTTAATGCCCTTAATATCTCAATTTCCTGTTCCTGAAAATATTTGATAGTTTCCCTTTTAAATTCGTTTTCAAATGGTGTAATATGCTTAATATATAGCTCCCAATATTTTCTCTTAAAATCTTCAGATAATTCCTTTATTTCTACTTCTGTTTCTCTTTTCTCTGAAGACTCACTTCCACCAAGAGGCAGTAAGTTCATAGGAACAAGCGGTGATACACCCCACTTAACTGGTTCTAATCTATCTTCTATCCTGGCTTCATTAGGAGAAATTACAAAATTTCTTAGATTAACTTCTCT